ACTTGATTTAATAAATTATCCATAGTTTTCTCCTATTTTTATTTTATTATACCCCAATTGGGGCCAGATTCATAGTCTACTTTATTAGGAACTTCAAGAGAAACTGCAGTTTCCATTATTTCTTTTATTTTATTTGCATTATCTTTTACTGATATATCTAATTCATCATGTACTTGTATATGAGGAACTATTCCTTCTTTATGTAATTCAATCATTGCTTTTTTTGTCATGTCAGCAGCTGATCCCTGTATCAATCTATTTAATGCTTTGTAAGTGTAAGCACGTTTGATCCCTGGTCCGTGTTCCAGGAGCGCTGCATCATGAGGCAATGCTTTATGAATACCAAATTGATTTGGTTCCCATAAATGAAATCTACAAAGTCTACCTAGCAACGTTCGTATCTTACCAGAACTTTGTGCTCTTCTCATCACAGCATCCATTAATTGTTTTACGAATGGAACTTTGTTGTGATACTGCCTAAATAATTCTTCGGCTTTTTCTTTAGAGACTCCTAGTTCAGCTTGTAATTTATTTTTTCCCATACCATAGAACAGACCAAGGTTTATAGTCTTGGCCTGTGATCTAGGTATCTCTGCCATGTCTGCCACGATCGTATGAAAATCTGCATCGCCCTCACGATACGCATTTAATACTTCGTCCACTCCATAGAGATTCTGTAAAGCTGCATAATGCACTACCAGCCTAGGCTCTTGCTGAGAATAGTCAAAACAACCCCATGTATGACCTTCCTCAGGTATAAATAAGGACCTAATAGCTGGTCCAAGTTCTTTATCTCTGGCTGGAATCTGCTGTAAATTTGGATTAGAATAACTAAACCTTCCTGTTACCGTTCCTCCATTGTCTCCTCTTAATTGATTAATTTCTGCATAAATTCTTCCCTTGTAAGAATGTTTTAGTATGGTATCAATAAATGTGGTATGGGCTTTATTTATTTCACGAGCTCGGGCTATTCGTTTCACTAGTGGGTGGGGGTGATTCTGAAGGAAATTTTTTGTAAATGAAGGAGAGTTTGTCTTTTCAGTACGGTCAAAAGGTAGGTGAAGTTTTTCAAAAACTTTGGCAATGGATCTTGCTGCCCATATTTGAACATCTATTTGTGTTTCTTTTTCTACTTCTAGTAACAATTGCTTTTCTTGTCCAACTAGCGTGGTTTTCAATTTGTGCGCTGCTTCCACATCAACGCGAACACCGTTAAATCTCATATCAATTAGACAAGGAAAAAGTTCTGTTTCTAAATTAAAAATAGATTGTATGTCCTGGTGTAAAATTTCTTTTTTTAATTCTTGCCAAAGTTCATAAGTTAATTCTGCATCTTTTTCAGCATAAGAACCAACATACATTGCAGGAAGTTTATACATTTCAGCTTTAGCATCTACTCCCCAATCTTTTGCAGCTTGATATAAAGCCGCTTCGTCTTTACCCTGGCCTATATATCTTCTAGAACAATTGTTTAAATCATAACGCATTTGATTTTCGTCAACAATGGCTGCAGCAATCATAGTATCAACAATTTTACCATTTATTTTTAATCCAAGAGATCTAATCCAACATACGTCGTACATGGCATTATGAAATATTTTGATAGAATCCGTGTTTAAAACCGATTGAAACCATTTTAAAACTCTATTTCTATCCATATTACCACCACCTTCATGAGCGATTGGATAGTAGCCTGACCATCCTTTAACAGCGACAGCTATTCCTGTAACATCTCCTTGTTTAGTAATAGAACCTGAACCCATTTTAACTAGATCAGGGTCTTTAGTTTCTAAGTCTATTGCTATTTCTTTGTGTTTAGATAGGTCTGGAAATTCTTCTGGTGGCAGCCATTCTGTTTGCGCTTTAAAAAGTGGTACTTGCATCATTTAATTATCCCCCATGAGTTTGATGTTTGTTTGGTTTCTTTTTTTGGTTTTTCTATTTCTTTATAATCTCTTTCAAGAATCATTTCTAAAAAGTGTATTGCTTTTAATATATCTTCCTTTTTTCCTTTCAATCTGTGCCGACAGATATATTTAATAGCACAACCTTCAGGGAAGAGCAATTCATTTTCAACTACAAACTTACTTGGTTGAATTTTAAATTTTTGATAATGAGATCCACCGTGTTGTTTATCCCAAACTTTTGATGTCATCTTTTTTACACTCCTTAATTAATCGTTTAATATAATATTCATGTCTTCTCGCTTTAACTTCTGGTCGTTGAAGGTAAGCTTTATCCCATGCTTTACCCCTCTCACTTTGTCTCCATTTTTTTCTTGCTCTTTTTCTGGATTCTTCAGACCAGGGATTTTTCACACATCCCCCATTGGAAAGGCTTTGTTTTCATCTTTAGGTCTTACAATATGTAAATGTTCCTTGGTCCTTGTTGCACCAACATAGAACAATCTATTCTCATCATCTTTATTTCTCTCATAAGCTTGTTGTGTATTATAAGTAAGATCTGGAAGTATAATTACGTTATCTTCTTCTCCTCCTTTAACACTATGAATAGTTGATAATTTTATTCTGGCTCCACTTTTTAAAGACTCACCATTAGCTCTCATCTTTCTAATATATGTAATTCTTTTTGATCCTGCGTTATCAAAACATTCATACCAAGTTTTTTTAGTATTTAATCCATAACCTTTAGTTAAAATATCTATTCCATAAAAAGAATCTTTAGCTAAAGCTTTCAATTTTTTCTTTTCCCAATTACTTTCTCCCATGTATTGAGCTATATTTTGAATGTCTCTAGAATGCATTAATTGTCCTTGTCTTAAATGTTCCCAATTAGCTGCAGCTTCTTGAATATTTTTTTCATAAGATTTTCCAAACCTATTTTCAAAATAAAAACCTTTTTCCTTTAATACGTCTTCTAGTGGTTTTAATTGATGTCTCGTTCTAGTTAGTACTAACCAATTTCCTTCTTTCATGTTTATGTCTTCAAAATTCCAATGCTTAGTAATAGAACCTGCATGTGCTTTAGGTTGCCAATCTTTTGGTAATCGGTTTGAAACTCGTTCTATAATTTTAATAGCAAAATCATGAATTTTTTTTGGAATCCTGACTGATTGAGTCAGGTTTAATAGTTTTCCTTTTTGAGTTATAAAAGAATCTACATCTGCTCCAGCCCATCTAAATATAGCTTGGTCATCATCACCTGCAATAAAAGAATCATTTGTATCAAAACTATTTACCATATCCCATTGCATACGAGATAAATCCTGTGCTTCATCTATAAACACTACATCAAATTTTGGAGATTTATCAGACTTAACAAAGTCTAATATCATATCATTGTAATCTATAAGACCGTATTCTTTTTTATATCTACGTAACTCATTAGCTATAATAATAAGTTTATCATATTCTAATTTTTGATTGTGTTCTTTTAAATTAAATTGTTGATCTAAGGTAATGTTTCTTAGTTTAGCTAAATGTATAATTCTTAAGTAATCACTTTTAGTTGTAAATAAACCAGTCTCCTCATCATCCCAATCATTATAATCAATTGGTATTTGAATTTTCTTTCCTAAATCCTCGTAATGTCTACGTTGCATGACATTTTCTTTGTTAATTCCTAAACGTCTAAATGCTAATGAATGTAAAGTTCTAAAATATGGAAGATCATCTTCAGTTAAGTTAAATTTTTCAATTGCTCTGCCCTTGGCTTCGTTAGCTGCTTTTTTAGTAAAAGCAAAATAACCTACTTTATCTGGGTCTGTGCCTTTTAAATAATGGTCTACTTTATTGAGTAGTGTGTGAGTTTTTCCAGTTCCTGGTGGTCCTAATACAATAGTTTTCAAAATGAATCCTTCGGTTTAAGTTGTTTTTCTTGATAAACTTTTTCTGGTTTTTCAAATGCGTCTACGATCATTACGCTTGGTCTTTTCTTACCAATATAAATTCTGTCATCTTTACAACCACAATGTTGTATTAATAAATCCTGTGTAGTTTGATGTTTTTCTGGCCATTTTCTTCTTTGTAAATAACCATGAAAAAATTTATTAAATATAAAATGATGTTTGCCTTCATGAGTCCAAACGTTTCCTAAAAATATTTCTTCTTTATTTGTTGTCGCTGCTGAATCATTAGTACAATATTCTTCTAAATGATCTTTTAATTGTTCAATTAATGATGATCCAATTGGTGCTTTTATAATTTCTACTCCTGCAAGAAGCATATCTGTATATTTTTCAAATTCTTTTATTGTAATTCTTGGTGGTTTTTTATTAATTTGTTTTGCAACAGTTCTTCTAAATAATCTTTGTTCCATTAAAGAATCGATAGTATCTAATTTTACTCTTTCTCCATCTACATTAACCCAGTAGTATGGTTCATCTAATTCTACTTTTTGTAAATCACTTAATGTAGGAAATACTGATTCTCCACCTATTCCAAATTTTCTAGTCTTACACAATAATTTATCACAATGATTACACATAGGTTCTTCGTTACATTTAAAACCTAAATCTTTTTTACTATGAAATTTTATTTTATCTTGAATAACTTTATCTTCTAGAGGTGTAATAAAATGATTGTAATTAAATTGATTTATTTTTCTAGGCCATTCTTCTGGCCATTTTCTTTTTGCATATTGAATGAATTGATAAATAACTCTATCTCTTCCATCATCTAGTTTGCTTTGTGTTAATGATTCTAAACAAGGAGGACCATCACTAAATTCTGATTGTGGTCTTTTAACTTCTAATTTTTCTAATTGTTCTGGTGTCTGAACATTTCTTTCATATAATCCATAAAAGCCATCCATACTAGCAGCATTTCCATTTTCAAGAAAGGCATATCTTGTTGTGTCATC